CGCTGCGAACGGTCGCCGCTTCCTAGTATGGAAACGGGACGAAGGAACCAAAACAGTGAAAGACACGATTCAAGCGGTCGCCGATACAGCGACCGACAAAGAAGAGGCGCTCGTCGAGGGCGTCCAGAAATACGAAATCAGCGAAGACGCTCGAGCCGCTCTTGTGAGCGCTCATCGTCTTCTCGAAGGCTTCTCCGACGAGATCCCGGCCGAGGCGCTTCAAGCGTTCGGCCTCGCAGCTCAAGCGGAAGCCGACGACGAAGAAGAAGTCGAAACGCTCGAAGCGTCGCCCGAAGCTTCCGAGGAAGTGATCGAAGAGCCGAGCGAAGAAGAAGTCGCAAAGGCCGTCGAGGTCGAACCGGTATTGAAGGCCGCACAAGATCGCATCGCCGAGCTTGAAGCCGTCCTCAAAGCCGAGCGAGACGAGAAGGTCTTGAAGGCCGACATCGAAAGCGTCGAGAAGAACTTCGGCGTTGTTCCTGGCGTCCAATCCGACGAGCTCGGAAAGGTCTTCGGCGAACTCCGCAAGGCCGCACCGGAAAGCCTCAAGGCTCTCGAGGCGACCTTCTCTCGCATCGCCAAGGCTCATCAGGCCGAAGCGTCGGGCGCATTCACCGAAGCCGGCAAGGCAACGGCGACGGTTGCCACGGGCTCAGCGCTTGAGCGCATCGATCAGCTCGTCGAAGAGCGCATCTCGAAGGGCCTGAACAACGATCGCCCATCGGCGTTCGCTGACGTAACCCGGTTGCATTCTAATCTCTACGGCGAATATGTCGCCGAACGATCCACCAAGTAACGCCTAAAAGGAGATTCCCATGGCTTACGATTCAACGAGCGGTGCAGTTGATCTGACCGTTTCCGCCGCTGCGGATCTCTCGGCGAAGCAATATCATATTGTGAAGCTGACCGCAGACAATACCGTCAATCTTTGCACAGCAGTCGACGACGTTCCGCTCGGCGTGCTTCAGAACAAGCCCGGCGCAGCCGGTCGCGCTGCGGTCGTCCGTATCGCTGGAATCTCGAAGCTCGAGGCCGGCGCTGCTCTGTCGGCAGGCGCAATCGTCGCAACGTCGACGGGTGCTAAGGCTCAAGCGGCCGTTAGTACTCAGCACGTTCTCGGCCAACTCATCGACGGCGCAGGCTCCGGCGAAATCGCAACGGCTGCGGTTTCCTGTCTCGCCCCATCCATCAAAGCTTAGGAGCTTGATCAATGTCTAATCCAACACCTTCGGACGTACATGTCGACGCGGTACTGACTCAGATCAGTTCCGCCTTCATGAATGAGGCTACGGCCTTCGTTGCCGATCGCATCTTTCCGACCGTTGCGGTCGCAAAGCAAAGCGACGCTTTCTTCAAATATGACCGCGGCGACATGCTCCGCAGCGAAGCGCAGCTTCGTGGCCCCGGTAGCGAATCGGCCGGCTCGGGCTATCGCCTGTCGACCGATAGTTACTATGCGCCAGTATACGCAGTGCATATGGACGTGGCCGATCAGATGCGCGCTAATGCCGACGCAGCGATCAACGCTGATCGTGACGCTACTCAGTACGTCATGCAACAGCTCATGATCAAACGTGATCAGCTTTGGGCCTCGAGCTTCTTCACGACCGGAACGTGGACCGGCTCCGTCGGTGGCGGCGACATCACGCCCGGCACTTTGTGGAGCGCTGCGAACTCGACTCCGATCGAAGATGTCGCCGAACAGGCCGAGTCGATCATCGGGAAGACCGGCGTTCGCCCGAACAAGCTCGTCGTCGGTGCTCAGGTTCATCGGGTTCTAATGAATCACCCCGACATTCTGGACCGCATCAAGTACACGCAAACCGGAATCGTGACCGAGGATCTTCTCGCAGCGGCCTTCGGCGTCGACGAGTACATCGTGAGCCGTGCGATTCGCACGACCTCGGAAGAGAACGCAGCGACCACGACCGACTTCATCTTCGACAAGCAAGATGCGCTCCTCGTGTACGCTAACCCGACCCCGAGCCTGATGCAGCCTTCGGGCGGTTATCTCTTCTCGTGGAACGGTCTCCTCGGAGCCGGTGCCATGGGTAACCGTGTCAAGCGTTTCCGCATGGAGCACCTCGCAGCAGATCGCATCGAGGGCGAGCTCGCCTTCGCTCCGAAGCTTGTCGCCGCCGAGTGCGGTGCGTTCTTCAATGAGTGCGTGGCCTGATGAGCTATCGGGCTTTAGTCCGGCTTCGGTTGGCCGACGGAACCTATCGCTTCAAAGGCGAACCGGTTCCGGAGGCCGGCCGCTGGCCGGCTGAGATCCTGAAGAAGCGCATCAAGCAAGGCGTCGTCGAGAAGATCGACGCGCCGAAGAAAAAGGCGAAGAAGAAAGCGGCGAAATGACTTGGACGTATAGCAACGACCCGGCGAATAATACGCGAGACGAATTGCGTCTTCTCGTCGGTGATACGAACACGTCTGATCAGCTTCTAAGCGATGAAGAAATCGCCTATTATCTTGGACAAAACGGAAGCGATGCTCTCGCCTCAGCGCCTTCGGCGTGCGAGGGCATCGCTGCCAAGTTCAGCCGCCAAGCAAACACAACCAATCAAGGGCTTTCCGTCGCCGCTTCCGAGCGAGCGAAAGCCTATCTCGCTTTAGCGAACGAGCTGCGAGATAAAGCGATCACGGTCGCCGATGTCTTCGCCGGTGGTCTAACGATCAGCGGGAAAGAAGCTCTCGACCAAGACTCGGACGCCGTTCAGCCTTCGTTCCGAATCGGCATCGACGACAACCCGAGCGGCGACCCGGAATGGAACGCGCCAGGCTGGGCTGACTGATGGCGCTCGATCCTCAGCTAAAAGAACAGCTTCGAGAGACGATCAACGTCGCCTCGGCGACTGGCGTCAGTTCCTCGGGCGATTATACCTTCGGAGCTGCGGCGAGTCGCCTCGCCCGAGTCGTTCGCATTGAGGGCGACTCTGAAGGCACGCAAGGCACGACAGAGACTAGCGAGACGGTGATGATCGTCGAGAGCGAGATTCTCGAGAACGATCTGATCTTTCTTCCCGGCGTCAATCCGGCGGTCGCTGCGAACGGACGGTTCGCAAAGCGCATCGAGCGCGGCGTCGGCGAGCTCGGGACGGTCGACTTCTTTCGGATTACTGTCTGATGGCCGGAAAACGAATCGACCTCAAAGACCTCGGCGCAGCGCTAAAGACCGAGACCCGTCTCGCCGTCAAGGCGCTCGAAGGCGGCGTCTATCTCGCTGCGAACAATATCATCGCCAAGTCGATCCGAGAGGTTCCGAAAGATAACGGAGCTCTTCGATCTTCGAACTTCGTGAGCCATCCCAAGAGATCCGGAAACGAGATCTCGGTCCGCTTCGGTTATGGCGGCATGGCCGCGCAGTATGCGCTCTTTGTTCACGAGATGCCAGCAGGCACCAACTGGACGACGGCCGGGACCGGCCCGAAGTATCTCGAGCGGCCCATGAATGAAGCGACGCCGAAGATCGGATCGGAGATCGAGCGGTTCGCCGCCCAACTTCTCAAACAAGGGCGAGGCTTTTCTCCGGTATCAGGCCGACGGGATGAGCCGAGATGACGCCCGATCTCGATCTCGCAAACCATCTGCAAACGGCCGGCCTCGGCACGGTGTCGACGGATATCTTCGCCGGCCCGATGAAGCCGCCGAGCGCTCAGATATCGCAAGCTTGCATCTTTTGCATCTCGACCGGCGGCCTTCCGCCGTCGCCGTATCTCGACGCATCTACGAGCGATTACAACGTCGCTACGGTTCAAGTTCTTGTGCGCGGCGACGTAGGCGCATACGCTACAGCGCAGACGAAGGCGAACACAGCTCGAGCGGCGATCCAAAGAGCGACCGTCGCAGGCTATGTCGCCGTCTATGTGAGAGAATCGAATCCAAATTTCATCGGGCTAGACGACACCGAACATCCGATGTTTACGCTTAACGCAGAAATGCAATGGAAAGGGTAGCCGATGGCAACCGCAGCTCATACAATCTCAATTCTTTTCAAGACCACGGCCGGCGCAGGCGGCGCAGCGATCGCAGGGATGAACGATTATTCGATGTCATTCAATGGCGACATCTTGGACACGACCGCATTCGACGGCGGAGCGTTCCGAACCAAGATGCACGGCCTCCGGGATTTCTCGATTTCCATGTCGGGCGATTACTCCTCGACCGATGCGGCTTATGGCTTGATCAAGGCGAACTTCTTGGACTCATCCTCGAATAACCTGTTCTGTCGTGTCTCGCTTGTTCCTGGCGCAGGCGTAGGAAACGAGGGTTTCGAGGTTCAATGTCTTTGCGAAAGCTTTGAAGTGAGCGCAGCCGTCGACGGTAAGGTCGAAGTGAGCTTCTCGCTGACCAGTATCTCGGACGTTAGCAGCTTCTAAGAAACCGAAGGAGGCGCATCATGGCAACAGCCGCGCACAATTGTTCGGTTTACTATACGGGAACGTCGACAGCGGTCGCCGGCGAGGCGTGCTCCGTCGT